TTATGGAACTTATCGGTTGTGGTGATGAAAGTACATTTGCGATTTCATTTAAAGAACATTTGAAATTTGCTGAAATGAATTACGGTAAATCAGGTACAAAATGGTCAAGAGATTTAGTTATTGACTGGTTCAAAGAACCACGAAATCTACAGTTGCAAAGACGAGGTAAATAAATGAAAAACACAATATTAACATCAAGAGAAGCAGATGCATTACTTCAAAGTTCTTTAATCGAAGGTGCAAAGTGGATCATCACACGAACAACTGATACTGTGCTTTATCAAGGTAAGACAATGAACTTTACACCACTTAGAAGCGGTGGAGTGTTGCTGGAGGTTTACTGATGGATAAGACAGAAAAAGCCCTTGCAGGCAAATGGAGGTTCTAATGGAACAAGAAAAAACAATTAATCATCTTGGACAAGTAGTTTATCAAGAGTCAGTCGAATTTTATAAAGAAAAACTCTCAGTTTACTCAAAAGATTTTCTTCAAAATTCGCTCATCCCTCAGCTTTATGAATGGTCAAATGCTTATAAAGCAGCGGTTGAACTGACAAAACAAAAAAGCCCGCACTGGTAATGCGAGCTAGGTAGAAAATTTCCCTAAATTTCTACCTTCATTATAACAAATTGGAGGAAATAATGGCAGAAGAAAAATTAACGCTTTATCAGCTTGAAGGACAGTTTCAAGAAGCCCTCAACTTGTCTGATGAAGATGAAGAACTTTTCATGGATACGTTAGATAGTAACGGATTCTTTGAAAATATGGAAGAAAAATTTGACGGTTACGGCTTTTTTATGAAAGATTTGAAAGCTCGTCGAGAAGTCGAAAAAGCAAAGGCTGACATTCTCAAGAAAGCTTATGATGACCAAATGAAAAAAGTTAAGTCTTATGACAAAAAAGAAAAATTTGTCAAAAATAAACTTTATGAGTTTATGAAGATGACAAAACAAGAAAAAGTAAAAACGGACAATCACACGTTCTGGTATCAAAAAAGTGCTCCTAAATTAGAGATTACCAATCAACCATTGATTCCGAAGGCCTATTATTCAGAACAACTGGATGAAAAGAAACTCAGTGATTCACTTAAAGCAGGTAATGTGATTCTTGGTGCTGAACTTGTGAAGTCAGAAAGTTTGAGGTTTAGATAATGAAAATAACTAAAGCAACCGACTTGAGTCGAACCAATAACTGGCGAATTTTAATTTATGGAAAAGCAGGACTTGGTAAAACTTCACAAATCAAACATTTAAAAGGGAACACCATTGTCTTATCTATGGATAATTCTCACAAGGTTCTGGAAGGAATCCCAAATGTTAATGTAAGAACCATTGATGATGAAGGAAAAATCTCATTTGATAGAGAGTACCCATCTGAGGACATTAACATCTTTTTGAAAGAAATCGATGAAGTATTAGATCAATACGACAATTTAGTAATTGATAATATCTCAAGCTTTCAGTCTGATTGGTTCGTTGAGCAAGGGAGAAAATCAAAAAATGGTATCAGCAACGAATTGCAGCATTATTCTCAATGGACGAACTATTTTTTAAGAATACTGACAGCAATTTATAGCAAGCCAATCAACATCTATGTGACTGCATGGGAAGATACGCATGAATTGAATTTAGAAACTGGGCAAATCATCACACAGTTTGTTCCACAGATTAGGACTTCTGTTTTAAACCAATTGCTTGGACTGACAGATTTAGTAGGTCGAATCATTGTTAATTCAAAAACAGGTTCACGAGGTTTGATTCTTGAGGGAAGTGAAGGAACTTATGCCAAGAATCGATTAGATGATAGAACAGCTTGTAAGATTGAAGATTTATTTAATTTCGGAGGTGATACACCAGATGAAACTACGTGATTATCAAGAAGAATTAGTTGAATCAATTAAAAGCTCATTCTTAAAAGGTAATCGCTCAATCATTGTGCAAAGTCCGCCACGCTCTGGGAAAACGGTTGTGATGGCTGATATTTCCAAAGGTGCTACTGACAAGAAGAATCACGTTTTGTTCTTTAGTCACCGAAAAGAAATTAATGACCAAGTTGTTAAAACCTTTGAATTAAATCAGGTCAATATGGAATATGTCACAATTGGAAGTGTTCAGTCATTAGTTAGGAAAATTGATGAACTTCCACCGCCTGAAATCATTCTGGTGGATGAAGCGCATCATATCAAAGCGAATAGTTACAAAAAAATACTGGAAGCTTTCCCTAATGCCTTAAAGTTATTCTTTACTGGAACGCCTATTCGTTTGAATGGTCAAGGATTTGAAGATATGGCTGATGACTTAATAACAGGAAAGTCTATCAAGTGGCTGCAAGAGCACGGAAATATTGCTCCCTTTAAATATTATGCCCCAAATATCATTGATACTTCACAACTAAAGAAAACAAGTGGTGATTTTACACAAAAGTCAATGGATGAAGCATTTAAAAGAGCGATTTATGGAGACGTTATTGCTCACTACAATAAACTATCCAAGGGTAAACAAGCTATCTGTTATGCTCACAATGTAGCAACAGCAAAACATATTTCAGAAGAATTCAATCAAGCTGGAATAACTGCAGAAGTCGTTCATGGTAAAACTCCGAAACCTGAACGTGAATCTATCATGAATAAATTTAGAGCTGGTGAAATATTAGTTCTGATTAACGTTGAATTATTTACTGAAGGAGTTGATTTACCAGATGTGACAACTTGCATTATGCTAAGACCAACTCAATCACTCAGCTTATTCTTACAATTTGCAATGAGGCCATTAAATCCTAAACCTGGTAAAACAGCGATTCTGATTGACCACGTTGGAAATTATACAAGACACGGGCTACCCAATGAGGATAGAGAGTGGACGCTCAGTGGTATTTCCAAAAAACGTTCTGAGTATAACACAAAAGGCGAACTGACAATCAAGCAATGTGAAATGTGTTTCGGATGTTTTGATAGTTCAAATACAAGGACTTGTCCATATTGTGGTCATGAGCCTGAATTAACTGAGCGAGAGCTTGAAAATATCAAAGAAATTGAGCTTCAAGAAATAACAGAAGCTAAAGTTCAAAAACTAAAAAAACGAGTTTCTACATATATCAGTGCTGATATGTGTGACAGTGTTGATGAACTCGTTGAATTTAAAAATCAACACGGATATAAAAACGGTTGGGTTTTCCAACAACAAAAAAAGAGAGGGTGGCTATAGCCACAAGGTAATAAAAAATGTTTGAAATCGATTATGAAAAAGCGTCAGAATTCGGAAATATTGTAGACGGTGTTTATGAAGTAACTATTGAGCACTCTATGGAGAAAACAACTCCAAATGGAGCTGATTATCTTGATATTCCACTTCGCATCCGTACTGATTTTGACCAACCACATAAAAACAGTGTTATTTTCCATAAAATTTGGCAGAAAAAAGATACTGGGAAATATCCAGAAGGTTCTATTATGAATCTTGCGAAACAAGCAGGAATTCCAAACGGAACAAAATTTAAGAGCTTAGATGATTATCTTGGCATGCTTGAAGGAAAAGCTTTGAAAGTCACAGTTAAGAATGAAACAAGCGAATCAAATGGTAAGACTTACGAAAACTTGAATGTGAAGAAAATGGAAACCAGTATGCTTGCGGCTCAAAGCGCTCCTGAAATCAGCGACGACGCTCTACCTTTCTAAATATGGAAAATATAATGCTTGAGACGGCCTTACGTTATAAGAAACTCGGGATATCTATTATTCCAGTTTCTCGTGATAAAAAGCCAATGATAGAATTTGCGGATCGTGAGCCACTGACAGAAGATGAAATCAAAGCTTTTTGGAAACAAAACCCTACAGCAAATTTAGCCATGAAATGTGATAAGTTCGTTGTGGTCGACGTTGATGTTCATAATGATATAAACGGCTATGAATCCATTCAACCACTGTTAGATGAAGAATGGTGGAAACCTACCTTATCACAAACAACGGCAAGTGGTGGGAAACAATACTTTTTCTTGAAACGTGAAGATATGGCCGTGACTCAACGCATTGGATTTCTAAAAGGAGTTGACATCAAGGCTCACGAAAACAATTACGTTGTGATTCCACCTAGCGTTACGAGAAAAGGACAGTATAAATGGGATAACCAGTTGCCAATTATTACTGCACCTAAAGAATTGATTCGTCAAATTATGAAAAACCGTGACAATTATACCCATTATGATTTTTCAGGATTTACAACAAGTGGAAGCAGCAAAACTGCTCAACTATTTGAAACAATTGTTCATGGTTTGGGAGATAGTGGCGGCAGAAATGATGCTTTAGCTCGATTTATAGGTGGTTTGTTTTTAAGAAATGTAGATTTTGATGTGGTTTATCAATTAGCTAAACAAGCTAATTTTGCCACAAGTGATCCATTAGAAGATAAAGAGTTTGAAAGGACTTTTGAAAGTATGTTTAAGAAGGAGATGAGGCGAAGAAATGGAATTCGAAGCGATGGAGGCTGAATATAATGAATCAAAGAAAATTGTCAGCTTTCCAACAAATGAAATTACAAGTCTCAGAGACCTGAGAAATAATTTCAAAAGATTTAGAGAGTTTTACCTCGAAGAAAACGACAAAGTAAAAAGTGTTCCTCCTTTAGTTGTTGCAACTAAGATGCAGGAACACATGACAATTGTAAAAATTAATGATCGTTTGGCTGTTTATAACATTGATAAAGGAATTTATGAAACACGAGCAGATTTCTTTCATAATGTGATTTTCTGGCTTGAACCTAGTTTCTCAGAAGCTAAATCAAATCAAGTTATCTTTCACCTTAAAAATATGGCGAAAGAAGTTGAAAGTACAGCAAGCCGTGATTTAGTTCCTGTAAAAAATGGTATCTATAATAAAAAAACAAAAAAATTAGAACCGTTTTCTAACCGATATGTTTTCACTTCAACAATTGAAACGGAATATATCGAAGAAATCGAAGCACCTAATATCAATGGTTGGAATGTGGACGACTGGTTACTTGATTTAATGAGCGGAGATGAAGAACTTGTCAAATTGTTATGGCAAGTCATCTCAGCAAGTTTAAATGGGAATTACTCTTATCGTAAGTCTATTTGGTTTGTCGGTGAAGGGAATGACGGTAAGGGAACATTACAACAATTAATTAGTAATTTAGTTGGATTACAAAATGTAGCGAGTTTAAAAATTAATCAATTTTCTGAACGGTTCACCCTTTCAATGATTGAAGGTAAGACTGTAATCATCGGAGATGATGTTCAAGCCGGATTATATATTGATGACAGTTCAAACTTTAATAGTGTAGTCACTGGTGAACCTGTTTTTGTCGAAGAAAAAGGGAAACAACCTTACGTTTCATTTTATAAAAAGACGGTCATTCAATCTACGAATGGATTGCCTAAAGTCAGAAATAAAACAAACGGAACCTATCGACGTTTCTTAATTATTCCTTTTAGAAAAACATTTTCTGCTAAGGACGATAATTGGGCAATCAAAGATGATTACATTTTCCGCGAAGAAGTTCTTCAATATGTTTTAAAAAAAGCAATTGAATTAAACTTTGAACGATTTGATGAACCGCAAGCAACAAAGGTGATGATGCAGGAGTTCAAAGAAAAGAACAACTCAATCATTGAATTTGTCAATGAGTGGTTTCCTCAATTTAAATCAAGTGTCTTACCTGTGCGTTTCTTATGGTGGCTATATCAAGAGTGGTGTAGAGATTCGGGTTATACATCCTTAGCTAAAAGACAGTTTGAATTAGAAGTTCCGAAACATGTATCTAAGGAATGGGAGAAAAAAACGGTAAGGCCAAAAGATTTTACGCCAAGTGAAGATATTCCTAATTATTATATTGGTTTCCGTTGGGATAACGAAGATAAAGAAAAAACATCTAAATGTTTTGTAAAACTGTTACCGTAGTTACCGTTTGTTACCGTGCTAAAAAAGAACGGTAACACTAACAAACCCTTTATTTATCTATATTCTTATTACTTGTTACTCTTGTTTCTATTAAATATAAGAAATAGTAAATAAAAAGAATAAATATATAAATAAAAAGGAGTATGAAATGGCGGTAACAACAGTAACAAGGTAACAACCGTTTAAACATAAGGGTTCAAACTGTTACCGTAGTTACCGTACTTAACTTATGAAGTCAGAACATCAAGTCCAGTCAGAAATAATGCTTGCAGTATCGCAAGCTGGAAATAAAATATTTCGCAGTAATGTTGGTCGCGTAAAAATGAAAGATGGACGTTGGTTTGATACAGGATTGCCAAAAGGTCATGCGGATTTGTACGGTTTTCGTCCAGATGGCCAAGTATTTTATATTGAAGTAAAAAGTGAAACAGGCCGTGTGAGACCTGACCAAATCAATTTTTTAGAAACAATGCGTAAAAACGGCGCACTTGCAGGAATTGCACGGAGCGTTGAGGATGCAATGAAAATAATTAACGGATAAATAATCACTAGGGTGTTGCAGCAAGGAACTTAATACAGTCGGTAGAGTAATGAAGCCCTCTTGGAGGTATAGCACCGACAGCCCTATTATTTTTGAGGTATAAGTTATGGGATATTACGACACAAGAAATGAAGCTAGGCGAATCAGCAAGCTTGCTAGTCAAAATATATCGAGTGAGCAAACCAAAAAAGAATTTGAATTAGACAGCCAGAATAAATTTAACCAGGAAATGCAGGAAGATTTCCATAAAAGGATTCAAGAGTTAGGAGATAAGAAATGACAGTTGAAAGTTTACTAAAAGTGATTGAAGAAGGAATGACAGTTATTTTAAAAACTGAAAAAAATCGAATCATAGTCCAATTTGAATGTGGTAATGATATTGAAGCTTTCAGT